AAGGCGGTGTCGGCATTGGCCCTGGTGGTTTGTTCGCTGGAAATAGCAGCTGTATTGTCATCGACTTCTGAGGTGAGATTAGATATGGCCAGAGTCAAAGCTGCGTCTTCGTCAGCCCTTACCCCTTGTTCGGTCGTGATATCGGCGGTATTAGTACCGACTGTCGCTGTGAGATTGGAGATATCAAGGGCTAAAGCTGTATCGGCATTTACCCGGGCCGTTTGTTCGGTAGTTACCGAAGCAACCGAGGCGCCAGGTGAAGCCCTACCGATTGCGGCCCAGTCGATTTCTGTATAGTTTGAGGCGTCTTGGCCCGAAATTAAGTCTATTCTGATCTGATCGATTGTCCCATCCCATCCCATGCTGGTAGAGATTTCACCAATGTCATCTCCGTCATAGGTCGGTTCGGCAACTGTAACGCTTCGCGCTACGTCCCAGGTTGAGTCGGTTGTGCGCTGCCACCAAATCTTCCCTTCCCAGACCGGCGCCCCGGTCTTCCTGTATCTTAGCCTCACCCTAGGATAGGTAGTGGCGTCGCTATTAATTCCGGTAGGTGAAGTTAGGTAGGGGTCACTGCCGTCGTCGGCTTGCTTAATAAACCCGGAGGCAGCCGTTGGAGTGCCGTTGCCGGACCAGCTTTCCACGCCGGTGTTAAAATGCCAAATGACATTGGTGTCAAACTGCTCGCCAGCGCCGACGGACAGAGAGTCGATCTGTGAGGCTATGATAGTATCAGCATCACCACGCGCCGTAATCTCCGCCGCGAGAGAGTCAATCAGGCCGGTAGTGGGCGTATCAATCTGGTCTATCCTGGTGTTCAAGTCGGTGTATAGTTCGCTTTCGGTTATCTGCCCGGCAAGGATTTCCAGGGCGTAGGCTGGATCATTAGCGGTTGTGGCCATAGTGCCCGCTAATGCGTTAAACGGCCCTACCACATCAAGCCGTGTGACAGGCCTTACCCAATAATAATATTCAACTGCCGTCGAGGTGTCCGAGGGCGTGTCGATATAACCCTTCGATGATGTGTAGCCAATTCTTACCGCCAGGGCAAGATCATCAACACCCGCCCGGAAAACTTCATACCCGGCGATAAAGTCACGGCTCTGATTATCGGTCCAGGAGAGCAGTATCGTGTTGAAAGAGGGTATTGCAGTCAAAGAGCCAACCGGATAGATGACACCCGTTGCGCCACCAGAACCACTAATCACCGTTGCTTCACCGGCCACAGAAGCCCTGCCAACGGAAGTACTGCCATCCAGCACGCTATTGAACTGCGTTATGATAGCCGCTATTGCCCGTTTGACTTCCGGGTCAACTTTGCTTGATAGCGCAGGAACAGGGATTGCCATTATACTTCACTCACTGAGTTGCCGATTGTCACTGACTTCACGGCGTTTGTCGAAACTATCTTATACCGCCACTCATCCGTCATGTAGTTGCCGCCGATTGTGAACGGCTGCTTGTCATAAACCACCATCTCGTCGACAATCTCGCCATCCGCGTAAATATGAAGGGCCACCGGGTAAGTAGTGGCGCGAACCCTGGCCCGGCTGAAACTCGTCGGTCTGCCAAGGATAAAGTCTTTAGACTCCCAGGTCATTTCAAGATCGTCGCCCGCGTCAAATTTTACAATATCGCCATCTACCAGAAGATAAAGTTCGCCGCTGCCACTGTCTGTATATGTTGCGGTAGCGTATATGTCTATTGTTGAAAGGTCGCCTGTTTTTACATTGAATATAAAGCCGCCATCAACATCATCAACAGTGTTGAAACCAATATAATTGTCTCCATATTTAGCTCCGATCAACGTTGAGGGATTCGCATAGTCTACCCATTCGTTCGGGTCAATTACCCCTTTGGTAAGTAACTCCGCCACACCGGTTCCAGCCGCAGCAAGACCGAACGGACTGGGGAAGATAACCACATTGCCCATGTCAACCGTGCCCAACTTGCTTAAACAGGCGTGCCCCACCTCAAACTGCTCTTTATACATTGAAGCTGGATCGCTGCCCGAAAGCAGGTAGGGTTTTTCGCGGGCAGTTGTAACAAGAATGCTATTGCCAAAAGCCCCTGCAGAAACAATCCCGCCGGCGAATGGTACCCGGTATCTGACCGGCCAGGCGTGCGGCAAATACGGCTCTGATATGCAGAGGTCGGTTGTGGTGAACCCTGCAAGGCTGCCGTTTGGCAAAGCAAACAAGCCTTTAAGTGCGGTTGGCGGAGGGTCATACTCTTCTGAGGTTATTTCGTCGCCGAGTGCTATGTTTAATACCGTGTCAACGTATTCTGTTGTTGCAGCCGAGACTTGCGCCAAGAGCTGATAAACTCCATCGTTGAGCCGGTAGATGTTTTTTGCTGTTATGTTGTAGGCCTCTTCTGAAGGGTCGGTTGGCCCTGTGCTTGATAGCGTAACGGTAACGCTGTCGCCATCGGTAATATCAAACAGTTCTGAAGGGTCGGTTGGCGGGCCTTCCTCGCCATAGGCGCTTACATACGTGTAGATATAAGCCCTCGACTGGATATTGTTTTCATCGCTTGGGGTAGGCTCGGTGTTGGTTGGTGCAGCTTCCGGGGCAGGTACACCGAGTATATAGTAGTTGTTCGGGTAGTCTGTGCCGCCGCCGGTAGTTGCGATACTGCTGGTGGTCATTCTAGGCTGTGCCTCACCTGTCCAGTAAGCCCGGCCAAAGGCATCACTGGCCAAAGGTGATTCGCAACAGTTGACCTCTTCCAACCAGTGAAACCAGTAGGTGCTGGCATAGAGCCATATAGTTTGAACAGTGCCGGTCTTTGTGGGGGTCCAGACAAATTCAGTGTCTTTCAGTGGCCGCATTTCTCCAGAGGTAAATACGCAGTTTTCCGCTACGGTCGCCGCATTGTTCGGCAGGATATGAGACGCGTATTTCGGTGCTATACCTGCAAAAGGTCCGCCCTGGATCATTGTAAATATCCTATACGCACGGTTTTACTCGTATGGGTGCGCCGACACTGCCACCCGCCTTTTTCACTACGGCTGCACCTATACCAGAATTGAAAACGCCCAGATAATGGCTGGCCATACTGGGGTTACTCCACTTCTGGTTAGGCATTGACATCAGGTAAAACTTGGCACCGGCTGCTATGACGTTGTAATACTCATTAAAGATAAAATTTTCGACAGTGGTCGTGTCTGGCGTAGGCTTGAGCGAAACGAACAGCTCAATTACCAAGTCCGCCGTATCTGGGGCCGGGACGATGGAAAGCTCAGAGTCGTCAAGCCGCAGGTAATATAGAGGATCTCCTGTTTCTGTTCGCCAATTTGCATAAAGCCCCTTTAAACCCTGGACTGATACTGGACTCAGGGGCTCCTCGTTAAAACTAATATCAAGGATGTCGGCAACCAAAGCATTACTTGGCGGAACTAAGGCGTAATCCCGCTGGTCTTCAACACTATCTATATCAGCGTGTTCATATTCCCATATTGGCGCCCTCTTGCAAAGTTCCGTAATGGCCTCTAATATTTTTGCCTTAACCATAGTCTGGGGACACCCAAGAACTTCTGGTGCCACAAAGGGCAGAAACTCTGTTATTGCTGTGGTCATTGCGCCTCCGCCGGAACTATACCAGCCCGTTCCTGAATGTTAGGGGTGTATTTGAGCCGGTTCGCCTGTTTGACCCCCATCATATTAAAGAAGTTTGTTAAATGGGCGTTGGCTTTGTTGGGGTCTCTTGCGTCGGTCTCGCTGTTAAGGGCCAGGTATAAACACCACTCGGCCAGGGCAGGCAGGAATTTGTCTGGTACCGACAGGCTGCTTGACGATGTGGTGCAATCAGTGGGCGCCGGAACGTGTCTTATGCCGACGTAAACAGCCGTTGACGCATGAACCGGCGGAGTCACCCTAAACTTTGTCGGCTCATTCTCATCGAACATATAGTTCTCAATCGTTGTTGAGGCAGTTGCCGCCATCCACGATGGGCTAAAAGCGCTTAACGACTCCTCATCACACAGACTGATTACCGGCCCCGGCGTCAGCCCGGCAACCCCGCCGTTATTCGTCAGACCGAGAAAGCGGATTGAATCTGCCGGGCAGGATTGATTTACGCCAGGCACCAACTGGGTCTGGACGGTTGTTGCCATTGCCGACGGGAATACGTCAGCTATTAACCACTGCCCGGCGTTGATAAATGGAATCCAGGATTGACCCCATCGATTGCCGTCGTCTATAACTATCTTCTGGCAGTAGTTAATTATCCATTGAGCCGTTTTCGACATTACGCCACCTATTTGTTCGCGTTAATGATTGCCGTGGCTTTTTGCCTTGTAATGCTAAGGGCCTCGCCTATTTCTGTCATCGTCAGGCCTTGATTGCTAAGAGAAAAAACCTGCTCTTCCAGTGTCGGAATAGGTGCCGGTTCTTCTTTCGGCAGGTCCAGATAATCGCTCGGCAATCCGAAGCGGTCGATCAGAGTGATAACTTCTGCCCTGGCTTGATCCACTGTCAGGTTTTCGGCAAGCTTAATGCCGCCGAAGTTTGTGAAAGCAAACCCGGACAGAGCATCTTTATTGTCCATTCTCGCAACAGAATCTCGCATAATCTCCGAATTGCTCACCGGTAGTTCTTTTTTTATCGTAAAGCTCGAGTCCTCATTCTGCTCATCAGTTGTTTCGGTGAAACAATCAATGTGGCGCAAGAACCTCCGCGCCGTAAGGCTGTCAAGCTTATGAACGGTTATATCTTTTATCCACGTTAGCTTTGTGCCGTAGATATTGTCTGTGAATTGAGGTTTCTTACCAGTGTATTTTATATTCATTTCAAATCCTAATTGAAGGCGGTCAGGGAAACGATGTCAGTGTCAGCCAAATTGGTAGCCCCGGTGGTTGCAATCCTAATACGTGCGGGGCTTGCCTCGATAGTAACGATATCGGTACAATAGACCGGGTTTCCATCCGTATCGGTAGCCGTTAAATGGAATCCGGTCGGTGTAAAAGGCAAAGGGATCTCAACTCCTCCAGAAAGCAGCTCTTGCGCGTTAACAACATGCACTAAACTTATTGAGTTGTGCGTCGCCTCCGGTGCGCCGCCCGCCGAATCCTGGACGGTGCAGTTAGCCGCGCTGTCGGTCTCAATCGTCACGTTCCCGGAGGAACCGATATCGTCCCAGAACAACCACACCCCATCTCCGGATATGTCTGCTACCGCGGTAAAAGGCACTGCCGCTCTGGTGTCGCCATTAATCGCGGCAATTAATGAGGCCGCTGAGGTTGCAGCCGATGCCCCGTTAGTAAAAATGCCGGACGCAGCCACCGCCGTGTCCGCCTCAGTATAAACCACACCATCAATGGTAATGGTCATGCCAGCCTCGCCAGCTGCGTTGAAATCAATATAGGCCGCTGCCATTGAGCCGTTTATGTTTTCTGAGGCACTGGTGTACGGACCTGCTAAAACACTGAATACATCGGTGTGGATATTGTAGTAAAGAATGTCTTCGTTCTCTACCTGCCGGATTTGATTAGCCTGCCAATCAACCTTAACACCAGGATTAACATTTGCCACGACCGCACTAAGCGCTTTTACTAGATACATTTTTTGTCTCTCCTTGCGTTTTTAAAATACCCCGCGAGCCCTATTGCCGCGGGGTATTAGTGTTTACGGAGTTCCGGTAAGAATTACATCAACAAGAACATCTACTCGCATAACTTCGTCCTGGTCCGCAGTGTTGTTGAGCAGAGTAAGATAAGCGTCTTTCGGCAGTGTCACTGGGGCGACTGCTGTATTGTCTGCTCTGGTTCGGCCCAGTGAGGCAAGGTCAAGGTCATTGGTGAAGTAGTCTGCATCCTCCGGGACTGCTGTACTGTCAACGCCGTCGACATAGGCAAAGCCAATGTCACAGGTAGAGCTTGTCTGACCTACATCAGAAACAATGATCAATGCGTCAAGCAAGGTTGCACCTGCAGGAAGAATCCCCAGTCTGACAACATTGGTAGCAGCAATCGCAGTCGTCTGGTCGCTGTCAGTCATAATACCGGATGCATCAGTCTCCATGGTGAACTGCAGGGTGGTTTTGTTCCCGTAAGGGACGCCTCCGAACAGCACTTGTCTGTTAATATATTTTTTTGTTACGTTTGCCATGATTTTTAATCTCCAAGTGTTAGGGCCATGCCCGTTAATTATGCAATTTTAACCGCAGTGTCGATGGCCATGACGCCAAAATCGGTATATTCTGATTGGGCGCCGTGGTCGATCAAGAACCGGATTTTGCTACAACCGTTAATCATACCAACCAGAACCTCTAGCTTGTCGCCGTGGTCCATTTCTTTTTCGCTCCAGAAGAACGGAGTCCCAGTCTGACGCGTCTTGCCGAAAGCTTGGGCAAGGGCCTGGCCACCCAACAGCAAAGCCCGGTCCACGGCATAGCCAGCCGCAGTGAAGGCGTTGTCAACCACGCAAGTGGTCTCTGTTTCAGATGTTGCGGAGGCGCAGTAGTATATAGTGTCACTGCCGTAGAACCGGATTGGCTTAGGCATTTTTACAATCAAAATACCATTCCACAGTCCTACCTCACCCATGAAGAGAGGGTGCCGCCCGGCCAACTGTGCCCGAGCGTGGGCGTTAGACTGGAAGGTCCTGAACGCGCCGCTATTTGATGTCTGGATTGACGTATATTGCTCGCTGGACACCAGCAACACACGCAAAGGTGAGTCATTGGCCGCTTGATCGTTTGGAAAATGAACAGAAGGCGGGGCCAGAGGCATACCATCAATTTTTGTCCGGATCGCGTCAATTACATCAACGGTCATCAGGTCAGTAGTTGCTATTGCGATTTCGTCACCTGACTCACTTACGTGTTCAATTCCACCGGTCCCGGCTGAAATAAAATGACGGTTGTAGGTTGGCGCCTTTATGGTGTTTACCATGATCTCAGCGAAATCGGCGTCGGAGGCTAGGGGCACTGACCACTCAATATCGTCGGCAAACCCTCTGGCCCCGGCCAGGTGCACCAAAGAAACTTGGTCCACAAGTCTGTCCATATAGCCTTGTGCCTGGTCTCTGGCTAACGTTCGCAGCTCGTGCGGGGTTCGTTGCTGTGTCATCTTGCCGCCGGCAGAGATGGGTTTACGCGACTGATTAATCCGTAAAGAATCGGTCGAAAAGGTCATGGAATCCCCGCGACCTTCTGCAACTTTCTCACCCATAATGGGTTTGCCGCCGATTGGGTTGATCAGGTCGAAGGTAATCTCGTCACCAGCCATTTTTTTAAGATCGTCGCAGCGGACGATTGGCATCTTGTTAGAACTCTGGTTCCTCAGCGTCATTGATGTTTCTGACTGTTTTGGCATAGGGCCGGTTAGCCGGTTAATGGTTGATAGTCTCTGCATGCAAGCTGCAAATAACCCAGCCGACTGTATGGTATTGGCTCTCGTGTCCCCGTAGGGAATGTTAGTAGGCATTGTTGATACTCCTTTATCGTTATAATTAGACTAATTGGTTGACCATATCCGCAATCTGAGCGGGGGTCTTACCGTTGAAATGGTTCATAATTGAAACTGTGCTTTGTCCCGCCAGCGCCGCCAATGGATCATGCACCGGTGGCGATCCTGCTGGAAGATCAGACAAGCTATTCGGAATCGGCGGCTCGGCTTTTGCCGGCAGTGGTTTTTCTACTACAGTAGCGGACGGTTCTTCCGGAACCCCAACCACAACCTCGCCGAACATAGCCTCTACAATTGACACAGCCTTTGCAAACCGCTGCTCCAGTGTGAGGGTTTTGTTTGCGGCTATGCCGGAAAGCTGTTGGTCAATCCTCACCGCCTCTGCAAACATAGCCGGGTCATTAGCTTGGATGTGTGCAAGCTTAGGTATGCTGTCAATAGCGGCCTGCGCCTCTTTTGCAGCGGCCAGTTTTTCCGTTTCCTTGGCTTCTTCCTCTTTTCTTGCGTAATCGGCCAGCTTGTCGTTGAGTGTCTTACGCTCATCGGTCAGTGCTTGCAGCGCCGCGGCAATCTCCGGCATCTCCTCTTTAATTAGCTCCAGATCCTCCGTTGAGTATTCTGGAATGGCTTGGAGGTTGGTCGTGTCGCCGGTTTTTTTCACCTCCGCCAGCTGTTCGGATAGTTGTTTTACCTGCTCTCTCAAACCCTCAACAACCGAATAGGGCAGAGTATGAACGCCATCTTTCGCATAGACAACAGGGATTTCCTCTGCTTTTCCTTCCTGGTTAGTAGAAAGATCGGTCTCTTCCGCCTTTTTCTCCGGCAGAGCAGCTTCTTTTACCTCACCTGGTAAAACAGATTCACCCTCCTTTGTCGGTAGGTCCGGTGTTGCTTCTGCTGTTTCGAGGCCGAGCGCATCCTCGACGCTTTTTTCGCCCGTCATAAGTGCCATCAACTCTACATCGCTTACTGCTTGTTCCATTTGTTCATTCCTTTGCCACTTGTCGCTGTGGCCGCGAATTTAAAAGGATTACTATTATCCCCACGATTCGTCGCCGGTATTTTCATACCAATCGGCGAATAGGTAGTGAGTATTGGCGTTTGCCCCTACATTAGTGATCAGCAGACAATAAACCGTGTCTGCGTCTAGCACGTACTCCTGAGTACCCCTGGAGCTGCCGCCAACTGCATGAGGCCCGTCCCCGGCAGGTACGGGGGCTGTCCGCAGGATTGTCCCTGGGTCCCATGTGCCATCAGCAGCAATTTGGGCCTCGGTCAACGTTGTAAACTGGCCAACGGCTGGGGTTGTCGCGTTGTTATAAACCAAGCTCGAGTCGAGTTCCTCCCGGTTTCGATTGACAGGAGCCCCGGTATGTGTACCGACATTTGATGCAATCGTTGGGGCCTCGCATACGCTGAAAATGGCCGCTGCACTCGCGGCAACCCCGAAAACGCAATGCAACTTAGCTCCTGTGGCAGGGGTTTTGAATAGCAACCCAGACCGGTGGGCATCGGTTGCCGCGGTGGTGACTACATAGGATGCGGAATATGCGTCACCGTCATGTATGTGACGATGCGCCGATGATACAACTGAAATTGACTGACCGACCGGGTCAATCGCCGCTGCCACTGCCCTTGTCGCCCTTCTTGTTAATTCGCTGATACTGTTTGTCGCGTATGAAAACATTGGTACGTCTCCTTATGTGGTGGGATGCTTACTTTCGACATAACGGGTCAATCTGCCAACCTGTTCGGCCAATATCTCAAATTTTGCCTGCACGACACTCTCGTCTTCGCCGGGCTGTCTCAGCGCGTCCAGCTTCAGCCGTGCCTCTTCGAGCTTAATTTCACTAATTGCCCGTTTATCCGCCAGCCCCTGGGCTTTTTCTTTTTGCAAGTTTTCTTCTAAGCCTGCCACCTCACCCTGCAGTTCCTCTATTGCAGCCTTGGCGTCCTGGCCCATCTGTTCGATTTGTTGTTGCATCTTCTGTTCTGCAGGGGTAGGCCCTTCTTGTTCACTCTGGATGTTCAATCCTTTTCGGATTCTGTCCGCAATTTTGTGACGCTCTGGCAGATCACTCGACTCAATGACAAAATCAAGGACCATGCCCTGCACCTGTGAGGGCAGATATTTTGTCATATCCATCAATGACCTTGATAGTTGCTGTCTGTATGTCGGAGTTGACGGCACTGAATCGAGTGTGACTTTTGCCATCGCTCGCTGAACATCATTATTGAGCTTCGGCACGCCATCGATAACCTGTTCAGACAACGGCTGATTGAGTTGAATTATTTTTCTCGACTTGCCAACCCCGAGGGGCACACTTATCTGCTCATTGCCGATGTCTTCCTTAACCAAAAAGAGCAGCAACTCTCCCACTTCAATTCGCGCATTTCGATAATTGCCGTTGATCTCCGCCAGGGTTGTAACCCCTTGCTCTATGTCTAACTCTTTTGCCTTGCCGCTGGTCGAGCTATCATTCATTAACGTCTGCTGTATGCCAGCTGTGCGGTTGATGTTCTCGGCGGCGTCGGCCATGACTTGAAACTGATCTTTTGCGAGCGTGCCGTTTTCCTCGACAACGAATTTGCTGCCGTCCTTTCGATCTTCGCTGAGGATAATGTAGGCGTCTGGCCTGGCTATTTCGTCTGCCGCTTTTACGTGATCCTTGACGACATCGTTATCCGCTATCACTCGTCTCGTTGACAGCAACCAGTACATTTTCGCCCGTCTCGCGTTCACCTCGTCCTGGCTCGACAACATTGATCGAATCAATCCGTAGGGAATCCCGGTCAGGTCCTCCCTGAATCCGAAAAACGGCACGTAGGGGAATTTATTATGGTTGTACGGCGACTCACGATCTAACAACAGATGAGGACCTACCCAAAACGCCTGCCGCACTCTATCAACAAGCGCACTCTTCACTTCGACCAGCCCCGCTTGATAGAGCTGTATGTGAATCTGGTTCTCCTGATCGAACTCTATTGTACGTCCCTTAACTTTG